GGACTTCCGATCCACCTCTTAGGAGTTTTCAAATGAAAGTCGTTTTCTCTTTTAATCAGGTCAGTCAGCTGCAACTTAATGCCGCGCGTTTCCGTGAGTGCTACGATTTAGTTCGTAGTTACTTGGGAATCGAGGTCGGTACTTTGTTTTCAGCTCAAGACTTCCTAACTACATTAGAAGGCGACGAATTCGTTCGTTACTCCGATGATAGTGGGGAACTGTGTTTTAGCATTAGAGGTAACGTGTTCGATTACAAAATGATCGTTCACGCGTGTCAAGTTGAGCTTGCATGGATCCAAGTACAGAAGTTATTCTTCCTTGGAACCGCTGCAGATCAGCTTTATGACCCCTCTGGTTTCGCTAAACGCCTTTCGAAGGCAGTCAAGTCGTTCAAAAAACTACTTGATGACACAGAATGGTAATCCTTGAAAATCAAGGGTTGCTAGGCTGCTGAAAGCAGCCAACCATCATTGCTGTGAAGCATAGATGGCGGGACCGCACAACTTTCCAAAGGTTGTGCGTTGCACGCGGGTAACCGCGTAAAAGAAACTTTAGATTGGAGGAACTAATGCCGTCGCCGAACATGAATACGACCTTGACCGCCACTGGGAGCTGGTTGAGAACCAACCCCAATGGCAGTGGGTCGCTCGGTCCGACGACTACGCGTAAGTTCATTCGAAATACTGTTTCCGCATCGACACCTCACTGGAATACGGTCAAGAAAAGAAAAGTGCTGCCGATGAATGCTTACAAGCATTACGAGCTGCTCTCTACTGATCCAATGACTGTATATACGCACGACACAAAAGCCATTTCCACTGGAGTGACTTCGCGTTGGACGTACCAGACAAACGCAAGTTTGTTTGGGGCCAGAAATAATGTCATGTCCTACCCCCAAGCCGAAGATCCGAGGCCGCGTGCAATAAACAAGCTGCTTGAAGAGATTAAGCTTACTAAGGCCTCTGCGGCCGTCAGTATAGCTGAAGGTACTCAAACAGCAAAGTTGGTTGCACAAACGGCGACAAGATTAGCGGGAGCAATCACCGCGCTGCGCAAAGGGGACTTCCGTAAGTTTGCCGTTTCGCTAAACCTCGCTGAGACTAAGACTGTGCGCCATCTTCAAAGGAAGGCGCGCAAGCAAAATATCATCGAGTTAGGGCGAGCGGGTCGAGTTTACACCAAAAACGGTGTGGTATTTGGCAAAAAGATTGAGACTCGCGTCACAAACTTTGTTGCTGATTCCTGGCTCGAATACTCTTACGGATGGAAGCCTTTATTGTCAGATGTATACGCTCTTACCGAGGCGTACGCAGAGACAATGATAGAAAGGTCTGGCATCGTGAGAACGGTGTACAGTTCGGCGAAGACTAAGTCCGCTACTCTAAGAACATACACACAGCTCAATCTCGACGAGATTGATGACTTTGTGGATGAGATTTCAGTGCGGTACAGAATCGATTACCGAATTCCAAACGGAGCAAACTCTGCGGCCAACGTATTCGGAGTTCAAAACCCGTTACTAGTAGCCTGGGAGCTTGTCCCGTTCTCGTTCGTTGCTGACTGGTTTCTGCCGGTTGGTAACGCTCTCGAGCTGTTGACTGCGTCGAACGGATTAGAGTTTGCCCAAGGGTGTTACACCTATAAGCATACTCGACGTCTGAACTGCAAAGTCTTTGGCAACGGGAGAATCGGGATACAGTCGGGTTTTCAATATTCTTCACAAAGTGGTAGTTTGGAGTTCAATTCTGTAGAATACGACCAAGGTCGTGATCTACTGAGTGGATTTCCTCAAGTACCATTTCCGAAGTTTAAAGACCCCAGGAGCATTTCGCATGGCTTAAGTGCTATTGCGTTGCTCCAATCCATATTCTTACGCAAGTAAGGATCAACCTTTCACAAACAAAAGGAGCCATCATGGCCCAACGTGGGAATATCACCCTGACGGACGCGGCGCTAACGCCGGTCAACCATGTCTACTTTCCGAAGCCTGAAAAGAACGGCGTTCTTTACTGGATCGATCGCACCCAATCGGTGCTAATCGGCCAGAACCGCCTTTCTCTTCTGCAACGGCCAGCAGACCGAACCACAAAAGCTACAAAGCTTGTGTGGAAGCTCGAGACCCCTGTCCTCGAAGCAACTTCGCCGAGCACCTCGACGGGTATCCAGCCCGCACCAACTGTGGCATACACGCTCTTGGGCACCATCGATATGGTGCTCCCGGATCGTGCCACCCTGCAGGAACGTAAGGACCTGCTGGCTCAGTTGCGTGACCTCATTGACGAGGCCATCAACACGAACTTGGTGCACGATCTCGACATGATTTACTGATTCTTCAGTACAAGCATTCGAGATCATTGGATAACCGAAAAAGGTAGTTATGCATAAGCAGAAACTGAAGGCAGCCTTAGGCACCTTCCCTCGGGAAACATTTAAAAAGTGTTTCATGTCGTTCGCTAAGAGTTTCTATGAAAGTATCGATTCCGACGTTAGCCGAACTTGTCTTGCTCACCTTGAAAAAGGTGAATATGATCAGCTGGTTAACATGGAAGTCGATCCCGATAATTACACGAACCCTCAAAAGTTCGCTGATGACTATCAGGCCGTGAAGCTACTCTCCAAATATAAAGACTTCACTCACGTGAATCTGAAACCTGAAGAGGCCGCACGAAAATCTTTCATGGAATATGAGGCCCAGTGCGCCGTTACGAATAAACGATTCCTTGAACTGTCAGATGATCCCTCAAAATGGGATCCGACGATGCGCTTTTATTTTCAAAAAGCCCGTCGAAAAATCTCTGACGTTTTAGGTAAAGTGGACTTGCAACGGTTAGATGGGTCTTTTGGTTGGGGTCCGGGTGCAACAACATCTGCATCTGGTCGCCACACCTCGGCATACGTCAAGTTCACAAGGAGACTTGACGTCACGAGTAATTGTCTTGCTATCGGGCACGCCTGTATAAACGGGCGGCCCTCCTGGGTTCGTACTCAATTACAAATTGATGACGAATCGACAATTGTGTATCTAACAAAAGATGCATTCAACGTTGTCAGGGGTAACAAGATCGTGTTCGTGGACAAGAACGCAAAGACAAAACGCACCATAGCTATCGAGCCACATATGAATTCTTATATTCAGAAGGGCTTTGGGCTAGAGATGCGTCGTAAACTTTTGCGTCGTGCTGGTATTGACCTGAGAAATCAATCCAGAAACCAGCAGCTCGCGCGGCAGGGGTCCATCACTGGACTTCTGTGCACCATGGATCTGAAGGGGGCAAGCGATACAATAGCAAAGCTATTGGTCAAATACCTTCTTCCGTACACATGGTTCGCTTTACTCGATATGTGTCGCTCGAAACAGGGATTCCTTGATGGAACCTGGCTCAACTATGAGAAATTCTCATCGATGGGTAACGGCTTCACTTTTGAGTTAGAGTCGCTAATCTTCTGGGCTTTAGTCTCATCGGTATGCGAAAGCCTACCGATAGATCAAAGCCTTCCAATAAGTGTCTATGGGGATGATCTAATCTTCCCTTCGGCCGCTTACGAGAAGGTGGAGCAGGTGCTCGCGTTTGCAGGGTTCTCCGTGAACAACCAGAAGAGTTTCTCTTCTGGCCCGTTCCGTGAGTCCTGCGGGCGCGATTACTTCCTTGGCCACGCTGTCAGACCTATTTTCTTGAAGGAGATACCATCAAATGCAGAACGAGTTTTCAAACTGGCTAACAGTGTCAGGCGCTATAGTCATAGCCGTAATCTTAATTGCGGCTGTGACCGGCGCTTTCGCACTGTTTGGCTGGGTCTTGTACAATACGTTCCCGCTTCTCTTAGGTACTTAAAAATACCTGAGGGATACGGGGATGGTGGCCTCGTCGTTGATTTCGACGAAGCCCGACCCTCCCGCGCCAGAAATGGCTGGGAGGGTTTCGAATACAAGTCGCTCGTTCGAAAACCGGTAAAACACCGGAAGATGGATTGGACAAGTGGTTTGACCACTGCCCTCTCGGTCGTAGACGGACAAAAGTCGACTGTCTTTCATTGGGGCTTACACAGCCCTGATTGGACAGAAACGATGCCGTCCGACGGATTTCACTCACTCCGTCGCAGTACAGTCCCTAAGGTAGCACGCTGTCACGCAAGGGCGTGGCATGACCTCGGC